TGGGGATTAGTTAAGATAGTCTCTATTGAAAAGAAAAATGGATTTTTGATGATAAATAGAGAAGCTGATCTTACAGGCTATTGTATACCATATAATCATTTAAACTCAAACAAATTAAAAATAAGCAAAGACTATGTAATATTTTTGAATGCTAGATCTTGGTATAAATATGCCCGAAAGGAACTTCAACATAAATATATTGAAATGATAGATACTAGAAAAAAATTTTGTAAATATTTAAAAGATAGATCATCTGGATTTAAATCCTTGATTAAACATACAGATTTTGAAGATGGAATGACTAACGATGTAACGGAAGAAGTCCGAACTTATATAAAGCAATATAAATATTCAACTATATCATGGCTAATAAAATTATATACTGATAGTTTAGATGATGATTGTTTAAAGTCTGGGATCCTTAGAATTATTGGCAAGTGTGTCCCTCGTAAAAATTTATATTTATTTCAATCGGTTATTAAGGACGCTATGGATTCTGGACAATCTGGGATGCAAGAAGCAGCTATAATGATCATGGAAAGGATCCGCTTGAAATGGTGTTATGATCTTATTGTAAAAACATATTATCCATCTAATTGTGTGCGGGATTATGCCTTAAAAATAGGATCTGAAATAGGCAATGAATTATTTTTACAAAAATAGAATTAATTAAAGATGAAAGATATGATTAGCAAGAAAGAGATTGAAGAAATAAAATAAATATTAAAATTAACAATTATGGGAAAAGAACAGAAGGTTGGTATTAACACCAACGAGACGCTGACGGAAAAGATAACCCCCAAAAAGAGAAATATTTTTAAATGTGAGGTTATAATAGATGATAATGGAAAGATAAAAGTTATTTCATACGCAAATAGACAATTGGGAATGATACCAAATTTTTTCAATGATGCATTACAGGATGTGGTCGAACAGATTAACCATGAAGCAGACTGGAAGGAAAAATACATTCATTTTTCATATAATGGTGAAAACTATAGGCAAATTGATAGTCGCAATATTTGCGATGGTTGCATCTTTTGGAAAAACAAAAAATGCGTTCATCCCTATAAGGAGAAAAAAGGTATTTGTGAGCATAAAATTTATATTAAGGAAGAAAATTGGAACCTAGTCACTGATGATGCAACAGAAGAAGATTTGGATAAACCTAATTTCAATGATCTTGATGTAGCTCAATCATATATTTGCTTAAAGTGCCAATGTGAAAATAGGACCCCGTATATTGATGAAAGCAAATATACGCGTGATGGAGCAAATGACATGGATATAAATAAGTAATTAAACATTGAAAACAGATAGAATTAAAAAAGAAAATTTTGAAAAAGTTATGAGTAAAAAAAGAATTGTAAAATTAGATAAGTTTAAAATGACTTATCATGGAAACTTTAACGATGGTTTTGTTCTTAAAAGAAGTTTATCCATTGGAGAGTGTAAACATATTTTGAGAGATTTACTTGGAATAGTTCTTCAAACTCGTAAAGATTTTTGCGACAATGAAGAATACGTTGATTTCAATGAAGATTTAATCAGAAATGTAAATAATTGGCTAAGGGGAGAATCCGGTGATAACTCAATAATGGAATATGCTTATGGATGTGAAAATGATCAAATTGGAATATGGAATGCCTTTAAAATAGCAGAATATCTTCAATATAAAAAAATACTTTGAAATTTATGAGCATAAAAAACAGAAAATCAACTGGAACGTTGGCTTGGATATTAGCTAATAGATCTCAGGAAGGTTTAAAAATGACTGAAAAAAGAATGGATCAGATCATACAAAAGGATGAGGAATTAAGGAAATTGGCATCGGACATTGCGACTAATCCGGCAGTCCTTTCTTCGAGTATTCAAGAATTATCAGAGGGAAGTTTTGTTTACGGATTTCACTATGGAATAGATCATCAATGGATTGAAGCCTCTCAAAAACTACCATATATGGACGAATCGCTTATACGAGATGATGATAAAGATGCAACATTAGAAGTATTTTGCCAAAGCAAAGCTGGTATATATTACGCAGATCACATGATTAAATGCAATTCATGGAAATGGATGTGGAGCCAAAAAGAATCCTTCGACACGGAATTTTGGATGCCAATACCAGAAACGAGAGTATCTTCAAATTAGGGCCTTTATTTTTCTCAGAGTTATAATTGTTCACCCTGCCGCATAAAACGCAAAAATTCAGACCCACAACATGCTTAAAATTGAAATGGTTGCACAGTATTGAGTTGATAAATTATGTCGCAAGTTTAAATAAAAAATACGACTAAAAATTTGGATGATAAATTATTTTATTGTATCTTTGCATTATGAATTAAGATTCGTGACACATCCACAATAAATCACGTAAACGAAATAAATGAGAGCCGATAAATGACAAAAAGAGTGGATGCTTTTTCGATTTTATCGGTTTTCTAATTTTATAAAATATGAAAACAAACATGATTATGAACAGACCTATGGGTATGTTTAATGTAGAACAGAGAACAAAAGATTCAATGTTTAATGCAACTTCTCTTTTAAGACAATGGAATAAAAGTAACCCTAATGATTCTAGGAATTTGGATAATTTTTGGAAGTCTACCCATCTAAAAGAATTTATGCAAGAAATAGCCGAAAAAGAATATAATTTTAAATCCGTAGATTATACGGAATTAAAAAACGCACTAACTTCTATAAAAAGGGGAAGGCATAATGGTGGGACGTGGATGTGTCCAATTCTTTTTATAAAATTTGCAATGTATCTTAGTCCTAAATTTGAATATACCGTAATAAGATTTGTTTACGACCAACTTATAGAATATAGACATTCAGCTGGAGATAATTATAACGTGCTCACAACATCAATTGCAAAACTAATTGATTGTGATTATGTCAGTGTCGCAAAGGCCATACAATGGATTGTTTTTAACAAGACTGGAAAAGACTTACGCCAATATGCTTCACAAGATGAATTAAAAGAAATATCTGAGATTGAAAAGAAAATAGCATTTATGATTGACATGAACTTTGTTAATAATAATGCAGAACTCATGAATGCTTTGAGAAAAATGTATAATGATAAACAACGAAAATTTTAAATAAAAATGAGATTGAAAATATATTTTAAATTGATAATTAAATTGGTGGCCTTTTTGATTTTTTTTATTGCCACACCTTTATTCTGGATATTCCATATAATTGAAATAATTATTGAGAATTATGACAATGAAGAGTTCCTAGAAAATTATTGGGGATATTTATTAAAAATTTCCATCAAAATAAATAATCTAAAAATTTAACAATCTAAATATGCCAATAAAAAAAGAAAATATTAATAGATACCCTAAAAATTGGAAGGAAATTAGAATATCTATTTTAAAAAGAGCTCATAACAAATGTGAGTTTTGCGGAATAGAAAATCATACATATCGCGATGGGAAATATATTGTATTAACGATAGCTCACTTGGACCACACCCCAGAACATTGTGATCCATCAAATTTAAGGGCTCTATGCCAAAGATGCCATAATAGATATGATGCAAAACACAGGGCAGAAACTAGAAAAAATAGTAGATGAAACAAATAAGATGATGTCACAAATAAATATATAAAATCGGACAAAATGAAATATTATATAAATATAAATCAGGGTAAGGCCGTTGAATGGGGATTAACTTCTTCCGAAGCTATTGTTTTTTCATGGATATACGAATTATCGTCATGGGCTGATAAGATAGAATATAAAAACAAGACTTACTACTATGGTAGCAAAAATAAGGCATGCGAAGAATTGCCTATTATTTCAAATAAAAGAGATACCATGTACAGACTGTTCAAATCTTTGCAAGAAAAGGGATTGGTAGAGCTTATAACGTTAGATGAATCAGATTATTTAGCATTAACGAATAAGGGCAAAGAATGGAATGGTTGCACAATTGGAACTCTTGAAAATAAAAAAAATAATAAATGTGTAGAAATTAACAAAATAGCAAATAGTAATAATAAAAATATTTTATATAAAGACCAACTAAAAGATAAAAGATGGAAACGGTTAGCTAATAAAATTAGGAAACGAGATAAATATACATGCCAAAAGTGTGGCAGTCATAATCATTTACAAGTTCATCACAAAAAATACATTAAAGGTAGACTGGCATGGGAATATGATGAAAGTGATTTAATAACATTATGTTCTGAATGTCACAAAAAAGTACATCATTTAATATAAATAATAATGGAAAATTCTGAATTAAAAAGGAAGGAAAAGGGTATATGGATTCCAATAGAAATTTGGGAGGATATAAACTTAAATTGGAATGAAAAAATATTATTTTTAGAAATTGATAGTTTTACTTCTAAAGACAACGACTGTTTTATTTCTAATGAATATATATCTAATCTATTAGGGGTTTCAGAAACTTCTGCGAATAAAATTTTATCATCATTGATTAAAAAAGGATATGTTATTAAAACTAATTTTGACGGTAGAAGAAGATTTGTCAAGTCTGCCTTGTCAATTATCACAAGGCAGGGTTGTGATTTATCACAAGGCAGGGTTGCTGTAAACGACAACATACCTAATATAGATAATAATATATATAACATTAAAGAAGATACTATCGTATCTAAGAAAGAGGTTGATTCTCATTTATCCAACTCGGATCCAAGGGATGCCATTGATTACGAATATATAAAATCAGCTTGGGAGCAAATATGCCCAATGTTATCAAGCATACGAGAACTCAATCCAAAGAGGAAGAGGGCTATTGCCAATACGCTTAAAAATAACAAAGCGACGACTGAAGACATGATCAAATGCTTTAAGATTATTGCTTCCAATGATTTTTGCACGGGGGTCAATAGCAAACAATGGAAGGCAACATTTGATTGGATTATTAATGACACGAAATCATGCTTCAATAGATTGTTGGAGGGAGAGTTTTCTAAAAGCAAGAAAGAGCATGATAAATATAATGAAATAATAAATGGCAAATTATCATCAAATACAAATGATGATAAAATTATAATTGATGGTATTGAATATAAATAATTATGAACGAACAAACAATAAGACAATGGTATGATATTTTTAAGGACAATAAAGATCTTACCGAAATTAGGATTCTGGACAATAATAATAAAAGAACTTTTTCTGGCTATTTTACTGACATAGAAACTCTGTTGAATGGGATTAAACAATATGACAACTGCAACATTTATTTTACGTTGAATACAATCAATGATGCATGCTATTCAAGAGAACAACATGATCGTATTGTTATGAAGCCTAAATCCACGACAAGTGACAATGAGATAATGGTCAGAAAATGGATATTAATAGACATTGATTGCAAAAAACCCTCTGACACAAATTCAACAGATGAAGAAAAAGAACTTGCTAAGGATGTTGTTAATAATGTATATAAATTTTTAAGGGATCAGGGTTTTGAAAAACCCATCGTGTGCGATAGTTCGAATGGATTCCATCTGTGTTATCGTTGCGCAATGAATAATATTCCAGAAAACACTGAAACGATAAAATTTTTTTTGCAAGTACTTGATATGCTATTCTCAACTGAAAAAATAGAGATAGACACCTCAACATTTAATGCGAGTAGAATATGTAAACTATATGGATGTATAAGTAGGAAAGGCAGCAATACCAAAGAAAGGCCACAACGAGAAAGTAAGATACTCAAAGTTCCATCTGAAATAAAAGTAACTGCAAATGAATATTACCAAAAGGTTGCAGCGATGCTTCCGAAACAAGAAGTTCCTAATAGAACTAATAATTATTCCAATGAAAGTTTTGATTTGGATTCTTTTATAACCAAGCATGGAATAAAAGTCAGAAATATAACGCAAACATCTGCTTATACAAAATATGTCTTAGAAGAATGTGTATTTGATAGTTCTCACAGATCACCTGATGCAGCACTATTCAAAATGGCAAATGGAGCCATTGGGTATAAATGTCTTCACAACTCATGCTCGCAATATACTTGGCGCGATGTGAGGCTGAAATTTGAGCCTGATGCTTATGATAAAAAGGATTATAGAGAATACCAACAGAAACAAAGATATAATAGGCCCATCAACACAGAAGAATTTAAACCACTAGAGGAAACTTCTGATAAAGGTAAAAAATGGTTATCAATGTCTGATATAAAATATATAGATATAAACAGCATAGTTGCAATCCCAACCGGTTATTTTGAGATGGATAAAAAAATTATGGGCTTATTATTGGGAGATGTTACTATTATATCTGGTTTAAGTGGAACCGGAAAAACTAGTTGGATTGATTGCCTATGCTTAAATGTAATTCAGAAGGGATATAAGGTTGCTATTTGGTCAGGAGAATTACAGGATTTTAGGTTTCAGGGTTGGATTAACCAGATAGCTGCCGGTAAAAATTACGTGAAGAAAAAAGATGGATATGACAATATTTATTATGCGCCACAAGCCGTATGTGAAAAAATAAATGAATGGGATAAAGACAAATTGTTTTTATACAATAATGAATACGGCAGTAAATGGAGCCAATTGTTTTGTGATATAAAAGAAATTGTTGAGAAAGAAAAAGTTAACTTGATTATATTGGATAATTTAATGAGCCTCAACATATCTATTTATGATGGAGATAAATATACTCAACAAACATTGTTTATAAACGAATTAAAAGAGTTTGCAAAAAAGAAAAATGTTCATATAATACTTGTATGTCATCCAAGAAAGGAAACTGGATTTTTAAGGAAGGAGAGTATTAGTGGTACCGCTGATCTCACTAATCTTTGTGATAATCTTTTTATTATACATAGAATTGGCAAGGACTTTCAAACAAGAGCAAGTGAATTTTTGGAGTCAACCACCGTTTCTCAATGCATGCAATTTGATTCTGTCATTGAAATATGTAAAAACAGATCACTTGGTATTCTTGATTACTTTGTCGGGATGTATTACGAAAGAGAAAGCAGGAGATTGAAGAATTCAATTTCAGAGCATATAATATATGGTTGGGAGGACAATCCGATAGAACAAAGATTATCAGATAATATATCTTTCCCATTTGAACCTAATCATGGAGAGGAAACTCCATTTTAACTTTATTTATATTGTAGAATTTGGTAGTTATAAAACTAAGTCGTACATTTGCATATCAATAATTTAAAATTAATAGATGATGAAAGAACAATTAGAAAAGGTCATTATTAGATCAGACAGAGCAGGCGTATTTTATGGTGAATTGGTTTCGAAAAGCCCATTGGGAGATAAGTATGCCGTTAAATTAAATAATTGTCGTCGTATATGGTATTGGGCAGGAGCGGCGTCATTGTCTCAACTTGCTACAGACGGAGTAACTAGACCAGGAGAATGCCTATTTACAGTTGTAGTAAGCACAATGGAAATAATGGGAGTAATAGAGATTTTACCTTGTACGCCTAAGTCCATTAAATCAATTGAAAGCGTACCTGTATGGAAAGCATAGATTCCTTTCTAAATATTAATGATAACATTTATGACGAATCTCATTCCGGTGAATGCGATGAGAATTGTATTGGATCAGGAGATGAGGATGGATGTTGTATGGGGTCTGGATATGGTCCAGACTATGATTATGCGAGAGAGACCGGGTCTGGTTCTGGATTTGGATCTGGTTCTGGATTTGAACCTAATTTAAAAGAAACAAGATACCCACATTATCCAGACTATCACAATGGGATGGGATTTGGAGATGGATGTCGTAACGGAGGTGGAAATAAAAACTGTACGGGCATTACATTTAGGACCGGGTATGATCATTATGGCATTAAAACGATAAATGGGCATAATGTCTACATTATAGACGATGAAGAAACTATTATATATTCTATCCATCACAATTATGCTATTGGGGCTCTATTGTATAGAGACTTAACAATGTTTGATTGCTATATAGCCAAGGTTGGTAATTATTTTGCGCATGGGGAAACACTGGTCCGAGCATTTAAAGATGCTCAACGGAAATATGATAGAAATCTCCCCAAAGAAGAACACATTAAGATGTTTGTTTCTGAATTTAAAGATGTCAACAAGGAATATCCATGTAGTAAGTTTTATAAATGGCACGGCATTTTAACGGATAGTTGCGAAAGTGGTCGTAAATATTTTGCAAAAGAGCATGGTGTAGATATA